AGCCGAACCCCGAGGGGTCGCGCAGGAACTTCACGAAGCCCTTGGTCGCCAGCACGCTGAGGCGCTCACGGATCGTGTGCTTGCTGCCCAGACCGCCCCGGTTCTCGAAGGTCTCGGCGAACTGCATGGCGGTGTAGAGGCGCTCGCTCGCCGCCTCATCCAGCAACATGCCGAGGATGACATCGTGCTTGCGCAGCCGTTCGGCATCGAGTTTGGCGCCGACCTCCTTGCGCACCAGGCGCTCGTTCATCGGGTTCAGCTCGACCCACTCCCCCTTCACTTTGTCGATCAGCTTCCCCGGCAGCGCGGGCCCGTTTCGAAGCTCGATCTCCAGCCTGCGGACGGTGCTGTCCTCGTCGGGTCGGTGCATGAGCAGCCCGGAGGTGTAGAAACCCCGCAGCGCGCTGGCGCCGGAGAGCGCGAGGAAGGGATCGTCCTTGACCTGATGCTTGGTGGCCTTGCGGGTGTGGTGGGCGAGGATGACGCCCGCATCCGGATTGACCGCCTCGCGGAGAAGCTCCACCCGGTCCTTCAGGAAAAACATCATGGCGGTGTTGTCGTTCTCGCCGCCCCCCTCAGGTCCGCCGTCGAAGAGATTGCGGATCGGGTCGATGACGATGATGTCGGGCGGCGCGTCGGCGAATGCGGCCCGGATCGCCTCGGCCACGCGGGCGACGCCCTCCGCGTCCAGCAGCAGCTTCAGCTTCGGTGTGGCGATGAAGGTGTCGCGCGCGGCGGCGATCACGGCGGCGGGCAGCGCGATCTGCTGCATGCGCTCGCGCAGATAGTGATACTGGATCTCGGCCTGCAGATAGAACACGCGCAGCGGCCGGGGCGGCGTGAAGCCGAGGAACGGCACGCCAGCGGCCATGTGCACGAGCCATGAGATCAGGAAGTCGCTCTTGCCGACCTTGGGCGCGCCACCCAGCACTAGGAGACCGCCCGGCGTCAGCACGCGCGGCCCGATGACGTCCTCGGGCATGGGGCTCGTGTCGTCGAGGAGCGCGCCAAGGCTGAAGGTCGGCAGCGGGCTGGCCGGGGCATCGACATGGGCCGCGCGCAGGAGCGGCGGGCCGTTGCGCTTCACATGCAGCTCCCAGAGGCGTTCGGACTCGGCCATGAGCCGATCGAGCGGCCAGGACGGGCGCAGCATCGCGGCGTTGTAACCGCAGATCGCCTCCCAGCCCGCGAACGGGTCGAGGCGGCCCTCGTGCACCAGGCGCACGTAATGGCCGATGGCGGCGCTTGCCCCCTGGAACCGGGACCAGTCGTCGACCGCGCCCTCGCGCACTGGCGTGGTGAGCACCGCGTCGATGCCGGGCTTGGCCTGCGGGGCCGAGACGTCGCTGGCGAAGCCCACGCCGGGCAGCGGCAGCATCTCGGCGACCTTTTCGGCGAAATCCGCAAGATCCACCTCGATGTCGCGATGTTCGCGGATCTGCACGAGGCGTTGATGGCCGTGTTTGTGATAGACGGTGCCTGGCACCCGGATTGGCTGATGCGCCGAGCGGAAATGCGTGTCGCCGCCGACCTTCACCGCGATCTCGCCGCGCAGGCGGCAGAGGGTGGCCAGGTCCTCGCCCTCGGCGGGTTCGGTCAGTTGCCACCAGACATGGAGCTTCGCAGCACCCTCGGGCGTGCGCCCGCCGCTTTCGATGATCAGCGTGGGCGTGCCGAGGTGGCGGGTGACATGGTCCAGCTTGGCCGGGATGTCGCCTGCGTCGAGATCGACGACGATGGCCTGCATCTGCAGCACATCGGCGGCGCGGGCCTGGTTCTGTTCCTCGACCGTGCCGGGAATGACATAGACGGCCGCCCCCTCGCGGTTCGCCCACGCGGCGAAGGTCGCGAGTTTTCCCGGCGCGGTGTCATCGGCGGGGATCCAGATGTTGTGCGGCTTGCCGTCCCGGCCCTGACCCTTGTCAACGAAACCGCGGAGCGGGATCAGCCCCTCGCACCAGCTGAACACGGTGTCGAGGAAGACGGCGATCTGCTCGGGGTCGGGGTCGCAGCCGAATGGGTTCTCGGACGGCGGCCCGTCGTTGAAGTCCATCCACGGGTTGAAGTGCAGGATGCCGTCGTCGCTCATGCGGGCAGCCCCCAGCAGCGCTCGGACCACGGGCAGAAGCGGCATTCGAAAAAGTCGGGCGTGGTCGCGACGCGCGGCAGCAACTCGCCCGCATCGGTCGCCTGCAGGATCCGCACGCCCCGGTCGGACATGCGCTGCGCGAGATCGGCGTCGAAAGGCACCAGTTCATGGTGCAACTCGGCCGTGTCCTTGTTGATCGCGGTGAACACGGCGGGCGCGGCCGAGATACCGGGGACCGTCGCCTCCATGTAGGCCTGGTAGAGCGCGATCTGGGCGGCGTAGACCGGCTTCGACTTGGTCACGCCATCCTTGACGCAAGCCCGCCAGTTCTTGGCGTTCATCGTCTTGCATTCCCACAGTGCGGGAACGGCGAGACCGAAACCTTCGGGCCCGGCGGCGATGATGCCATCGACATGGCCCCGGATGCGTCCGCCCGCGACCGAGAAGCCGAACTGGCCGCCATCGGGTCGGTTGCCCTTGCGCGTGTAGAGGTCGAACCCCGCGCCGCGCAGCCAGGCGACGGCCAGATCCTCGAGCGCATGGCCGATGGCGAAGATGCGCAGCGACTGGCCCGAGAAGTCCTGGCCCTCGTCCTTCGGCGTCGCCGTGAACTCGAACTGAAGGGCGCGCTCGCAGGCATGGCCGAGGCGGGATCCGCCGAGGTAGTCGCGGGGCGTCCGTGTCGCCTGATCGGCGGTCAGCGCCAGATCGACCGCGGCGTTGACCCGCTCTGCGAAACTCGGCCGGTGATTGTAGTCGAGGGTCAAAACGGCACCTCCGGCGTCTGCGCCCGGGCGATGTCGGACATGGCCTCGCGGAAGCCCTCGACGGCCTCCTCGATCAGTGCGCGCACCTGCGCCTCGGTCAGATCCGCAAGCGGAGTGGCCCAGCCGATCTCGTCCATCAGCAGCGCTACGCGCTTCATGGTGGCGGTGATCGCGGCGCGCTCTTCCTCGGTCAGGTCAACCATCGCGAAACGCTCCCTGGCCAAGCGCGTCCAGAAGGACTGGCAGGGCATCGAGCAGAACCAGACCGAGGGCCGGGGCTGCTTCGACCGGTGCGGATCGAACCAGCCAAAACCACGGGTGGGTTGCCGGCAGACAGCACAGAGCGTCCCACGCGGATGCCAGAGCCGCCGCCGGTCCTCGGCGGTGATGGGTGTGGATGTGGGCATGGGTCATGCCGCCCTCCGTTCGGGAGAGGCCGCCGTGTCGATCAGCTGGCGGATGGCGCGCTTGTTGAAGCCGAAGGTCATCAGCGCCGAGGCGCGGTAGCGCGTCAGGCCGAAGTCATGGCGGCACTCGGGCGGCAGGTACTGCAGCTGCTTTTCGGTCGGCGGCTGGCGCAGCCAGGACCGGGTCTTGAAGGCGCTTTCGTCGGTCTCATGGGTGTTCAGCCAGTCGTCGGCCTGCGCGAGGCAGACAGTGCGCTCACCGACACCCAACAGGTGGGGGCGCTCGCCCTTCGCCCCGCCGATGGCGTACCAGACCCCGTCCAGCCAGAAGATGCCGCCCCAGGCGGCGAAGCCCGTGGCCATCAGCGCGTCGTCCGTGCCGTAGAGGTCGACCCACGCGAAGCTGGACCGCTTCAGCAGGTCGATTTCCGTCATCATGAAGCCCGACAGCGGCGCAGCACCGCCACCTTCACCGGTCTCTTCGTCCTCCCGCGGGACCGCCTCGCCGCAGAGCGGGCATTCGGTGGCGGCCAGCGGGATCTCCGCCTCGCAGGCAGGGCAGGTCTTGGTCGGCGCCTCACCGGTTTCCGTCTTGCCGTCGAGATCGACATCCTGTTCCAGGGTGCCGTGGATCAGGCTCGAGGTGCCGAAGTCGAGCACGATGCAGTCGGTCTTGACGATGCCCGGGTATTCCTCGGGGTCGACGGTGCGCAGGCCGCGCCCGACCATCTGGATCATCGTGGACTTGTAGGAACTGGGCCGCAGCAGCACGACGCAGGAGGTGGGCGGATGGTCCCAGCCCTCGGTCAGCACGGCCACGTTGACGACGACGCGGATGTCGCCCGCCGCGTAGTCGGCGAGGATCGCCTTGCGGGTCTCGGCCGCCAGATCGCCGTGGATCAGCGCTGCGGAAACGCCCGCCGCCCTGAACGCCTCGGTGACGTGTTCGGCGTGGGCGACGGTGGAGCAGAACACCACGGTCTGCCGGTCGCCCGCCTTTTCCTTCCAGTGCCGGATCACCTCGTCGGTGACGGGGGCGCGATCCATGATGCCCGCCACCTCCGCCATGTCGAAATCCGACATGGTCTTTCGGACGGACCGCAACTCGTCCTGCACGCCCACGTCGATGACGAAGGTGCGCGGCGGCACCAAGTGGCCCGAGGCGATAAGCTCGCCCAGCCGCACCTGATCGGCGACATTGTCGAAGACCTCGCGCAGGCCCTTCCTGTCGCCCCGGTTCGGCGTCGCCGTGACCCCGAAGATGCGGGCGTCTGGATTGGCCTCGCGCACGCGGTCGATGATGCGGCGATAGCTGTCGGCGACGGCATGATGCGCCTCATCCACGACCAGCAGGTCGAGACGCGGCATGTCGGCGAGGTTCGAGGCGCGCGCCAGCGTCGGCACCATGGCGAAGGCGACCTGACCGCCCCAGGACTTCTCTGTGGCGTCGATGACCGAGGTGGCGACGCCCGGCACCACGCGCTGGAACTTGGCGCGGTTCTGCGCCGTCAGCTCGTCACGATGCGCCAGAACGCAAGCCTTGGCGCCGTCGCCGATCATCTCGCCGGTGACCGCCGAGAGCATGATGGTCTTGCCCGCACCGGTGGGCGCCACGCCCAGCGTGTTGCCGCGGGAAGCGAGCGCAGCCACGCTGCGCTCGACGAAGGTCTTCTGGCGGGGGCGCAGGCGCATGGCCGGTCTCCCCCTTACTGCGCCCAGCTCGGCCGCCCGGCGGCGCCGGGGGCGGACGCGGGCTGGCTGGGCTGGGTGGCCGTGGTGGGCTGCTGCGGGGCCTGGCCCTGCGCCGGGGCGGCGGTGAACTGCGGCGCGACCGTGCCCATCAGCGCCGCGTAGTCGCGATGGTCGGGGGTGACGGCGGCGCGGATCTCGTTCTTGTCCTCGCCGTTGGTGTCGGTGCCGATGTCGATGCGGGCGATGAACTCGACGCCGTCGAGATCGCCGAAGCCGTTGATGCGGCGGCGGGCCTGCGCCTCGGGCGAGTTGTCCTTGTCGGACACGCCGCGCCCCGAGTTGAGGATGCCGCGGATCAGGCCGCGCCCCATGTTGGCCCAGTCCGGACCCTTGGGGCTGTAGAGGCCGATCAGCGACCAGACCTTGCGGCGGGCATAGGGCCCCTCGAGCACCGTGTATTCGGCGTCGAGATAGACAGCGCCGGTGGCGGCGCGGCGCGCCCAGCCGCCGGTCCAGCCCTGCGAGGGGTCGTCGAAGCCGCCGGGGCGGAGCGTCAGGCGCACCTTGGCGAGCGTGCCCTTCGGGATGACGTTGCTGTTGGATTGGGCGGAGTTGAAGTCGTTCCAGGGTCCGGACATTGCGCGGCTCCTTTCAGTTGGAGGATGGGACGCGCAGTGGCGTCAGAGGGGAAAAGCCACCCCGGCGACCGGATCGGGACACGGGGCATGGCGAGATGCGCTCAGCCATGGCCAGACTCCTGCGCGGGCGCGGGATCGGCCGGGGTCACCGGCGGCCAGGTCAGGCGTTCGGAGGCTGGCGCCGCGGGGCGCTGGATCTTCTCCATCAGCCGGCCGAGATGCGGGGCCTCGACCCTGTCGAGGCGACCGGAACGGTCCTTGGCGGGATAGCCCCAGGGGTTCAGCGTCTGGCAGACGAAGGCGCGCTGCGGCTGGCCGCCCGGGTCCGGGATATCGGCCATGGTGATGACCTGATCCACAATTCCCGGCAGTTCGAGCCCGGTCTTCGAGCCGTCGATCTGCGGCTGGAAGACCTTGCGGTTGAAGTCGTCGAGCCGCTCGTCGAGAATCCCGACGAACCAGACATGCTTGCCGCGCGTGTGCTGCAGGTGGGTCAGCCATCCGATCATCTCGCGGCCGTGCAGACCGTAGGCGCCACGGATGTCGGGCTTGCCGGTCTTCTCGGAGAACGCCTCGGGCTGGCCACGGCACCACTGGAAGCAGAGCCGCCCGGCCACGGTGATCGAGTCGATGAAGACGGTCTCGTACTTTCCGATCACCGCCGGATCGCCGTAGCGCCCGCAGACTTCGTCGAAATGCGCTTGGCTGTAGGGCTGGTCCTCGCGCAGCGCCGGGTTCGGCCCGCCGATGAACACCGCAAAATCCCGGCATTCTTTCCAGGTGCGGGGCCGGAGCGTGTCGATCTCCAGCCCCTCGACCGCCAGATCCCCGGCCTCGAGGTCGAGGAAGAGCGTGGTCGAGGCGTTCAGTGTCCAGAGCAGCGAGGTCTTGCCGATGCCGGACCGGCCGAAGATGACGCCCTTGATGCCCTTGCGCTGCGCGAGCCGTTCGTCGGCGCCGATGATGGGAAGGGCCATCACTGGCCCTCCTTCTTCATCACCGCCGTGGCGGCGCGATCGGCGCCGATGCACCCCGCCTCGCGGGCGAGCTTGTAGAGCCGCTTCAGCGCATCGGCGCGGCGGTAGGCAGCCGTGCTCTCGCGCTCAGCCTCCACGATCGCGAAGGCGATCTCGTCGACGGTGGCCTCGACGACCGGCAGCGGCTCGTGCGGCTCGTCACCGGCGCGCTGCGGCAGGGAAATAGTTTCGGGGAGGTCTTCAAGGGCGTAGCTCGCCTTGCGAAGACGGGTGATGTCGTCCGGCTGGTCCGGCATAGCTGTTCTCCGTGGGATGATGTGATCGAGGAGGCGCATCACGCGGCCTCGCGGACGTCGGGCGCGGGCTCGGCGACGTAGATCGCCAGCAGCGGCGTCCCGTCGGCATGGGCGCCGGCGTCCTCGATCTGGTAGTTGCGGTTGGGCTCGCAGACCTCGGTCAGCTCCCAGCGGCGATAGAGCCCCGGAAGACGCCTGAAATCCTCGAGCGACAGATCGGCAGTGCGGTTCATGCGTGTCTGCTTTCGGTTGGAGGGAAGGCGCTCGGGGCGCTCGAATGGGAAAAGCCACCGGCGGGACCGGATCGGGACATCGGCTCAGGGGATTTCCTTGAGGGCGTCGTGCAGCCGGCGCATGGCGCGCTGGTACCGCTTGCGGGCGGCGGCCTCGGTCAGCCCCAGTTCGGCGGCGACTTCGGCCTGGGAGAAGCCCTCGATAGCCACTCGGATCACCAGCAGGGCGTCATCGCCGAGCAGCTTCCGCACGGCGCCGTTCAGCCGTGCGTACCCGGCCGCGCCGATCCCGCTGTCGCCGCTGTCCGCCACCTCGTCGGGATCGGCGCCGCTGGCGAGATGTTCGCGTGTCTGGTCGCGCTGGCGCACGCGGATCATGTCGCGCTCGACATTCCGCAGCACTGTGGCCGCGATCCAGTTGACGCGCCTGAGGTCGAGGCCGCGGACCGCCTCGGTGGTGCGCGCGAGTACATCGGACGCGACCTCGTCGGCGGTGCCGAGCCTGCGCCAGAGCGACCGGCGCCGGATGGCGTCGAGGCCGGGCCAGAGCGCCAGCAACAGCAGCGTCAGGGCGCAGTCGGACGCGCACCCGTCGCCCTGCGCCGCCCGGACCAGCGCGGCCAGGATCAGGTTTTTCCGGGCGGAATCGCCGGGGGTGCGGTGCAGCCCGTCCAGCAGGGCCGCCGGATCCCGGAATGCTGCAAGGGCGGCCTGTTCACGCCGGACGGCGTCGAAACTGCGCTGGAAGTGAAGGTTGGAGGATGAATGCATGAGGTGATCACGGATCTCGTGCCACGCGAAGGACATCGGACGCCTGCCTTGCGGCCAGGCGTCCGGCGCCTTCTCGTGGCCAGGTCAGGACGTCGCGCGTCTCTGCGATTTCAGGGGGTTGGGTGAAAGCGCGTGTCAGCGCGCGGGTGCGGTCGCGTTGTTCAGCGTGCCGCAGCCGCGGCAGGTGGCCTGAACCGGAAAGCCCACGAGATACTCGTGCCCCCGCGCGAAGCGCAGGTGCATGCGGCCGTCCCGGCAGACGCCGAGCAGCTTGTCACAGCGCGTGCAGCGCCATTCCGAGTTGGAGGTGGTGGGCTTGGTGTTCGTGGCGCCGGACCAGCTCGTCGTGGCTGCCTGGCGCGGGGGGAAGGGAGTCGGCATCGGGGTGCTCCTCTGACTGAGTGAGCACCCCTAGTGACGGCCCGAATCGGAGATGGTCAGACCCCCCAAAGGGAGATCAAACGGAGATGGGTTCTTCGCAAAGGGCCCAGTGGCCATGCCGGGGCGAATACAGGTACCGGTTGTTCACCTCATCCCATTCATCGCCAAACAACTGAGGCAGCTGGGAAAATCCGGCGTACGTCTTCAGAACTGCGAGCTTCACACCGCCTTCCCGATCACGGTGAGCTATGTACAGACGCTCGAACAGCTTCACTTTTTTCGCGCCGGTGACGATCCACGGATCCTGACCGGGCACGGTGATCTGAGCGGCGCCATCGTCCTGCCTACGGAAGTGCACAGCGGCACCACGCGCAGCCGGATCGATCGCAGCCTCATACGAGGAACGGACCGCATCCGCGTCGATCATCCCGGTATCGGCATCGACGTGATCCCTGAGGCTCAGGACGACATGGCAACCGAAATAGGGAAAGCGCACGTCCTGTGGCACGAAAACGATCCCGCGAATGCGGTTGCCTTCGCCCCGGACGAGGCGGTCGGACGCATCAAGCACTTTGTCGACGGATGTCGCGCGTGCGAGGTAGATCGGCGCTTCGGCCAGACCGATGGTCGCGACACCCAACTGATGGAGATGATCGCCGAGTTCCCGCACGCGACCTTTCAGGCCCATCGGCTTGAGCAAGTCGCGCAGCGCGTCTCGCAGGTAATCGAAACGTATCTCGTACTCGGAGACATCCTCTGCCGGGACCGTCGACCCCGTTCCGCCTTCGATCAGCGTCAGCGTGGCCTCACTGCTCGTGCCGTCGCGTTCGACGTTGTGAACGACTTCGCCAAGCTCATCGTCTTCGAACAGGATGACATCCGACCATCCCTTGCGTGTCAGGAAACCGGCGCCGGTCAACTCGTCGGCGGCGACACCAAGTTCATCGAGGTTCTGGCCGGATGCTTTCTCGGAAGCGAGGTCGTAGAGCGTCAACAGCTGCGGAAGCTTCTCCTTGCGCTGCGGCTTCGAAAGGTCGCCGATGCGTTCCAGCACACCCCAGGCTTCGAGGAGATCGTAGCCCAGCTCTCGCTTGGCGGGATCCCGTTCGCTCTGGATGTTCGACTTGTTCCTTCCGAAGACGTCGAACTGAAGGACGCCTTTTCGCCCGCGCCCGTCCACATGCTCGATCCGGAAGCGGACCTTCGTGACATAACCGCCGCCCGCTTTCGGAATGATTGCCCCGAAAACGCTGCGGGCGATTGCGTCGATGTCGTCCTCCGGGGCGACACTGAGGGTCACCTTCCGAGACCAATCACCCAGCGCGACCTGAACTTCGATTATGCCGGCCCTCTTGACCCGATGGGCTTCTTCATCGGGTATCGGCAGCTTGAGTGAGTTCCGGAAGCGCGACAGGTTGTAGGTCTTCTGGGTGAGGGGCTTGTTTGAAATGTCGTGCTTCAGAGTATCTGCGGCGAACAGGTTGGCGACGATCTTGCGTTCCACCCTGTCGCGCGAACACACCTCGATCCGTCGCCGGGCATGTGAATAGACCAGCAGCATCTCATCAGGTGGGCGGAAATAGAGCAGCTTCGTCGACTTATCCGGCTGGACGGTCTTTTGGCTCGCGTAGGCGCCGAAGAAGGTGACAGCCAGCAGTACATCCTGACTTTCACCGTTTTCGGCGGGCAGGTCGACAGCCTCCACCTTGCAACCGTCGTCATGCTGCAGGCGCTCCGCGATTTCCGTAGAGAGCGCATCATGGTCGACACCCGCGGCAGCGAGGGGGATCGAAGCATCTATCGACCACGCCTCGTAAAGCGTTCCGTGCTCGCGGTAGACCCGCACCTGCATTGCGCGCTCAGCGGCCTCGAACAGCGCAATGGCATGGAGGTAGGCCCAAAGGCTCCTGGCGACCTCATCGCGCTGCGCCTTCAACCCTTCCTTCGCAGCGAACCGTGGGTCTTCGGCGAGCCGACGCAGCATCGCATCTGGCGTCTTGTCGGTCATCAACATGACGCGACGAGCCTCGATCTCTATCAGGTTAATTCGGTCGCTCTTCAGAGCCTTCAGAGCTTCCGCCATTTTTTCGCTACGGATCTGATCTTCAGCATCTGCGGGCACAGCGGCCATTGCATCGCTCAGAAATACCGAAAACTGGGAGTGCGAAAGAAACTCGCTGATCAAATGGATTGGGGATTCAATAAACAGGCGCGAAAGCTCCGGCGCCCCGCGAAACAATGACCTAGCCACCTTGCCCTCCTACTTGCTGTCCTCACTACACTTTGCGGAGCGCCAGTCTGACGATTCAATCGAACAAAACAAGACCGAAGCGCAACCGGAAGCGGCAGCGGCACCCACCATGATCGTTTCTGGAGCGATGTCCCGATCCCGTGCGGCAGATGGCTTTTTACGGATGAAGCCACTGCTGAACGGACTCGCCCCGCATGAAACGTCCCAATCCGCTCCCGTCTGACCAGATGACCGCCGCCGAGCGCCGCGCCGAACTGTGCGGTCTGCTGGCGCTCGGTCTGGTTCGGCTGCTCGGGCAAGATACGCGCGAAGTATCTGACAATACTAGAGAACGTTGCCTACACTATCCCGACGACCAATGCCGTCATGCAACTCCAACTCACCGGAGAAACGCATGAACAAGCCCGATCCCATCCCCGCCCGCCTGGCCGCACTGAAATCCATGTCCGTCACCCAGTTGAAGTCGGAGTGGCAGACGATCTTCGACACAGCGGCACCGAACAACAGCCGAGCGTTCCTCGAGACCCGGTTGGCCTATCGCATTCAGGAGCTGACGTATGGCGGCCCCGATCATCAAACCCGGCGCATGCTGGACCTTCTGGCCGACGAGGTCGGCGGCACCCTGACGCGCAAGAGCCAGATCGCCGATCCTCGAAATCCCGTGGTCGGCACGAGGCTGATCCGCGAATGGAACGGGGTCGAGCACACGATCACGGTCTTGCGGGACGGGTTCGAGTGGCAGGGGCGACCCTACAAATCCTTGTCTGCGATTGCGCGGGCGATCACCGGGACGCGCTGGAATGGCTACCGCTTCTTCGGGTTGCGCGAACGAAAGCGGGGGAATGATTGATGGATCAACGCGCAACTCCAATTCGCCGCCAGCGCTGCGCTATCTACACGCGCAAATCCTCCGAGGAAGGGCTGGAGCAGGAATTCAACAGCCTGCACGCCCAGCGAGAGGCCTGCGAGGCCTACATCGCCAGCCAGCGCTCCGAGGGCTGGGCGCTGGTCCGCGATCAGTATGACGATGGCGGGATCTCGGGCGGGACGCTCGAACGGCCCGGCCTCAAGCAGCTTCTGGCCGACATCGAGGACGGCCTGATCGATGTGGTGGTCGTCTACAAGATCGACCGCCTGTCGCGGTCGCTGATGGACTTCTCGAAGCTGGTCGAGGTGTTCGACCGGAACGGCGTGACCTTCGTGTCGGTGACGCAGTCCTTCAACACCACCACGTCCATGGGGCGGTTGACGCTGAACATCCTGCTCAGTTTCGCGCAGTTCGAGCGCGAGGTCACAGCCGAGCGCATCCGTGACAAAGTCCGCGCCTCCCGAATGAAGGGCATGTGGATGGGCGGCTATGTCCCGCTCGGGTACGATGTAAAGGACCGCAAGCTCGTGGTGAACGAGGAAGAGGCCGCTACCGTGCGGGGCATCTTCGAGAGGTTCGTCGAGGTCGGATCAGCGACCGTGCTGGCCCGTGAACTGCGCCGCAAGGGGGTCCGCAACAAGCAGGGCACCTTGGTCGACAAGGGATATCTCTACAGGGTGCTGGTGAACCGCGTCTATCGCGGCGACGCGGTCCACAAGGGCAAGGCCTATCCCGGCGAGCATGCGGCCATCATCGACGCGCAGCTGTGGGATCAGGTCCATGCCATCTTGCGACAGAACCCGCGAAAGCGCGCCAACAACACCCGCGCGCAGGCGCCAGCGCTGCTCAAGGGGCTGATCTTCACGGCCACGGGCGCCGCCATGACCCCGAGCAGC